GGGGGGGGGGGGGGGGGCATGGAGAGCAAAGAGTTGCACGATGCACGCAGGGCTCTTGCGAAGGCACAGGCGGCATCAACAAGGGCGATGGACGCACGGGCCAGACTTGGGCCAGGGTCGACACGTGCACGGGTCACAACGGCCAATGCCAACTGGGCCAATGCTGCTGAGCACCGTGACAGGTGCAAAGAGCGCGTCGAGGAATTGGAAGCGGAAGAAGCGTAACAACCACTGCAGCCCCAAGGGTGGGGCGAGGACGATGAACATGGGTAAGGGACAATTCGACGCTGGGCGTGAGGATTATGACAACCTGCCAGACGGTGATCACATCGCCCAGATCACCAAGATCCCGCTGGGGCGTTCCAAGAACGGCAACGACATGATCGCCATGAGGTGGTCAGTCATCGCCGGCGACAATGTTGGTATGATTGTCAGGGACTGGATCGTGTTGATGCAGGGCAAGTTCGGCTACGGCAAGTTGGGCAGTCTGTGTCGCCCCTTGGGGGTCAAGGGATCATTGCAGGATCCCAAGGCCGGTCTGGAGCCTCACGAGCAGGCAAGTCTGTTCAAGCTGCTCCTGGGCCGTATTGCCGTCATCACCACCGAGCAGGAGACCTACGAGGACAACGAGGGTGAGGAGCAGATCCGTACCAAGGTCGTGGGATTCAAGGCGGTGACCAAGAAGACGCTGGAGGCCATCGAGGCCAAACACAATGGGCTGCCGCCACTCCCTGAGGACGCCCATCAGGACTGGGATGGCAACGAGCTGAGGGACAGTAACAGCGCTGGGATCCCGTTCTAGCGGCTCAGGTGGTGCCACAGCCGGTGTGGATGTGCTGGGTCCGATTCCCAGCACCACCATTCTCACAACACGAGGGGGAGGGCATGACACGCGATGAACAGCTCAGAGCTGCCAGGCTGGCCTATTGGTATGCCAGGGCCAAGGGCCAGGCAAAGCTGAGCACGGCGGATCTGGCCAAACTGCTCTTGATACCAGAGTCAGAGGTCAGCTCGGTGATGCCATCAGCGTCAATGCTGATGAGCGGGTTGCAGTGGACGGGCAAGGCCCTGCTGGTGTCAATGCCTAACAAGGCCAAGACCCTCAAGCCTGCAGATCCTGAGATGTTCAAGCCGCCCCCCCCACCCAAGCCGCCGCCTGGCGGCAGAGAGGTCTATCTGCATTGGGTCAATGCCACTGGCAGGTCAGCGGTGACCAGTCGGTTCACGCCTGGCCGGTCCAAGGTGGTCAAGGCACGGATGGCCGAGGGGTACACAGTAGCAGAGCTCTGCAGGGCCATCGACGGGTGTGCAGCCTCACCCTGGCACCAGGGCGACAACCCAGAGCAGAAGAGATGGGATGACCTCACGCTCATCTGCAGGAACGGTGAGAAGGTTGAGGCGTTCATCGAGCTTGCTGGCGGGGGAGGCAGGGCCAAGCCTGTGCACAAGGCCAAGGGTCTTGCCCAGACCACCACGTACGGTGGTCTCGATGACATCGCCATGAGCCAGGTGATCTATGGCAGCAGCAGCACGGCTGATGTGGTGTCAGCGCTGAGACGGGCTGACCTTGGCAAGTGGCTCCAGCCCGCTGCTGATGAGCTACAGCAGAGGGGGGTGAAGATGAGTGTGGATGACCTCAGGGCACTGTGCCAAGGAGTGGAGCTGTGAGCGATAACAAGAGGGCCTTGGCGGGGGCTGACTACATCAGATCCATGTTTGTGGATGCCGTTGGCCGGCAAAGACCAATCAACATCCCAGCGCTTGAGAACTATCAGCCACCCCCTGTGATGTGCGTGTCTTGTGGTCTCTATGAGCCCAGGATGCCAGGGGCTCAGCACTGCCTCAAATGCAGTGAGGATGCCTGTGTGCTCGGTGGAGATGATGCCTGGTTCACCATGAGCAAGGGTGAGTATGCCAGAGCATCGAGGCGCAAGAGCGAATGTGAGCACTGCGAGTCGTGCTTTGGCACCGGCTGGGTGAGCTATGAGGAGACCAGGGAAGGTCTCAGCAATCACCCCTACACCTTCACCAAGCCGTGTCCTGGCCAGTCGCTAGATAGGCGGCTGGAGTTGTTCAACGAGGCCAGATGCCCAGGACTGCACCACAAGTGCAGGTTCGGCGATGAGGTGTCCGCGGGTGATGGTGGGTGGGCTGACGTGCCAGTCAAGGAGGGCAACGCGACAGAGGTCCACAAGAGGGTGAAACAGTGGGCTGAGCTGGTCAAGCCAGGTCAGCCAGACCAGAAAGGGATCTTGCTCGGCGGCACCCATGGCACTGGTAAGACTCACCTTCTGGTGGCAGCCATTAAGCACCTGACCATCAAGCGGGGGATTCAGTGTCGATACATGGATTGGGGTGACCTCATCGCTGAGATGAGGCAGGGCTTTGGTAAGGGTCAGGATGCTGACCAGGTGCTGGCCCCCTACATGCAGACCAGGGTGTTGGTGCTTGACGAGTTGGGCAAGGGGTCAGCTACTGACTGGAGGCTGGAGGCACTGGAGGCGCTTATTGAGCGCCGCTACCGCAACCAGGAGCTGGTCACTGTGGCAGCCACCAATCTGGATGATGAGGTGATGAGGACCAAGCTTGGCGAGCGGATCATGAGTCGTCTGGCTGCAGGGTGCAGGCAGGTGGCTATGGTCGGCAAGGACTGGAGGAGAAAGTGAAGGACACAGAGCGTCGAGTTATTGAGGCTGCTGTTGAGTGGGAAAAGGGCAGTTGCAGGGTCAAGTTGACCAAACCATTGACCCAACCTGAGCAGCGACTCCTCAGAAGAGCCGCGCTCGACCTGAGTGAGCACTTTCCCTATATTTCACGACTATTGATGGGGTGCTGTTGACAGTGTGACCCGATTCGGTGAGCTTGTGGGTGACCCCTTCAAGGAGGCCAGGGTGGCCGACTCTCCCCACATGGTGTTTGGACTCAGAGATGGTGACGGTGTGCTGCTGACCCTGCCTGACGGCAGGCTGGTCGCAGTGGTCATCCACAGAGTCACAGGGTCCAGAGATTTCAAGCTCCGTGTCCAGGCCCCAAGAGACGTTGGGGTCAAGCGCTGCATGGGGCTTAGGGGGGTAGATGATGCAGAGGGTTGAACTGCTTCTGCCGGGCCTTGTGACGCCGAGTCAGAACGTCACAGACCGTGAGCACTGGGCCAAGAAGAAGAAGCGGCTTGCTGACTATCAGTGGGCGGTCAAGTCGGCTGAGCTGATGGCCAGAAGAGCGGGGGCGAAGTCATGGCCACAACCTGGTGACCATGTTGATGTCACCATCATCAGTCACCGAAAGCGGCTGCTGGATGCTGGCAACCTGGTGGGGGGGTGCAAGCAATTAGTTGACGCGTTGGTGAGGCTCAGGCTCATCAAGGATGACAGCACAGCCCACATCACCGAGCACTATGAGCAACACCAGAGCAAGACCCCCAGGACCATCGTGGTGATGACCTGGGGCGGCTCTGAGAAGGAGGATGACCATGTTCAAGGCGAGCAAACAGGCAGCGACCATCAAGGTTCTGACGCTCAAGGCGGCTACTGAAGAGGGTGCCAAGGGTCGCATCAAAATCCACATGGCGCTCACCACCAAACAGATCGAGCAGGTGCCCTACGTCAGCGAGGTCATCGCCAAGCTGGTTGAGGTCGGGCTATCTGTGCCCGATGAGGAAGAGGGGCCAAACAGCCTGACGCTGCAGGTCAAGCGTGATTGGCCTGTGGCGAGTTACACATTCAAGTATGGCGAGGCATCCACCACACTGGCTGGAGCCGAGGTGGCGTTGAAGCCTCAGTTCATGGTGGTGGAGGGTGTGCCGACCGTGACTTTCCAGGTTGATGCCGACATCCCCAGCGACGAGATGGCGACGCTGGCCAGCATGGTAGGCGTCGAGGGAATGGTGCTGACCATTAAGCCGGCTCAGGTCGCGATCCCTTTTGAGCAGCCTGACAATGTTGTATCACTGACCCAATAACAATCGGAGATGGGGGCTCAATGAGCCCCTGCACGCATCATGGCCAGAACAGGCAGACCAAACACCAGCCTTGCAGGACGCTGGAGACCGATTTTCATCGCGGCCCTGCGAGAGACTGGATGTGTCAGCTCTGCGATCAAGACGTGCGGAGTGAGCCGCAAAACGGCCTACGCATCGCGAAATAGGTCAGAGTCCTTTGCGAAGGAGTGGGATGATGCCTGTGAGGAGGCAGCTGACACGCTGGAGGGCGTGGCCTTCAAGCGGGCAAGAGAAGGGTGGGTGGAGCCGGTCGACCCCAAGAAGCCTGCCGCTCACCGTCGAGCCTACCCACCCAGCGACAAGCTCCTTGAGTTCCTGCTGCGCCACCTCAAACCGGAGAAGTATGGCTGGAAGCAACAGATCCAGCTGACTGGCGCAGACGGCGGGCCAGTGCAGATGAGTGAGGCTGACCATGACAATCTGAAGCTCCTGTCGGCAGACCCAGAGGCCATGGCCGCCATGAGAATTCTGGCAGAGCGAAAGCAGGCACTCCAGCAGCAGGAGGCCGAGCCAGACTCCAAGCCAGTGCAGCACTGAATAAGGTGATTTACTTACGACGACGGATGGGGCCATTGTCAATAAGCGGTGGCCCCGTTTTATTTCAGTGAGGGATCGTTTCTGACCGGAGGTAAGTGATGGATCTGAAGACGCTGATTGAACAATCGACCAAATGCACATTGCAGACCGATAGCCTGTACATCCGAGGATGGCGGAACGGCAACGGCAACGGCAACGTGGTTTGGGGGTGCAGTATCAACCCGCTCGGAATCTGCGCAGAGTACATTGGAAACGGGCTTACCATGGACGAGGCGTTTGACGAGGCGTGGCGGTCATTGCCAGGGACTGGGTGCCAGTCACATGATTTATAGGTCTATCTGGGATGGTCGCTCGTCCCTGTACCGCACATTCGCCTCCACCGAGCGCGTACGGGCCAATCCCGCGCGGGAGATCCACCCATGCGAGTGCGTGGATGCCGAGCTCGACTACATCCATGGGGTTGGACTGCGCCCTTGTCTCAAGGTCGTCGGAGTCTGGACCTGTGAGGTGTGCGGACTCGCTGACGTGCGTGGAGAGCGCTACACGCCCCACGCCGGCACTGGAGAACTGCCACATAAAAACCAGGAGAAGAGGTGATGGGAAAGATCAGGGTGATCAAGGGGAAGAGGCGGCGGGTGGTCAGGCGTGACCAGGTGATTGAGATCCCGCAGACGGTGATCAACAGGGACACTGGCGAGGCTCTGGTCAGAGTCCAGAGGATCGAGATCAAGGCCGGTGTCTACAAGAGCAAGCTCCGTGAGCCATGCCCTGTCTGTGGGGCAGGGATGACGTTCATTGAGGAGCACCAGATCAGAGGGTGCCCTGTGTGCATCCCCAGGGCTCTTGCGTCGATGCCAGGGCTCTGACCTGAGCGAGTGGGTGGGCAAAACAATGAAGGGCCCAGGTGGGGCTCACAATCACTGCAGGGGTGTGTGATGACAGAGAGTCAGGTGAGGGTAAACGCGCTGAGGATGATGGCCAGGAGAGTCATCGAGCTGTTGAGGCTGGGCAAGCTGTCGGATGCCGAGGAGGTCACCAGATCTATGGTCGAGCTGTCTATCAGTGGTGATGGTGAGCCTGATGGTGTGGACTTCTGTTGCCTCGCCATGGGTTCTGTGACCGTTGCTCAGATGGAGCGAAAGACCGTGACAGGGTGGGACTTTGGTTCAGGTCCAGCCAGGGCCGTTGCCACCATGGTGGGTCCTGACGGTGCTGTGAGTGACTCGGTGGTGATGGAGTCGCATGAACTCGCCAACTGGAAAGTGATGTCAAAGCGGCTAGGGAATGAGGTGCATAGACTCGATGCTGAGCTAGCTCAGGCCAACACCAAGCTGGCAGACGCCATCAAAAAGGCCGCGGACTGGGAGCAGAACTCCAGAGAGTGCAACCAGGAGATGTGTGAGGCACAGGGACAGCTTTCCACGTCACAGTTCCGCGAGAAGGAACTCATCAGAAAGCTGAACGATCATGACCTGGTGGCTGGTCGAGAGATCAGTAAGCTGAAAGACTATCTCCGTATCGCCAACCGGGACTTGGCTGGGGAAAGGCAGGTTAGTGATGAGGCCAACACCGTGGTCCATCGGCAGTCCAAGCAGATCAACTGCCTAGAGCAGGCCATTGAGGTGGCCAATTACACCCTGAGTGCCCATGGGTTCTGCACCGTCAAGCCCGCCAAGGTCGAGGGCTGACCATGTTGCAGCTTCCATCTGACTGGTGGAAATACCGCATCGACTCATTCGCCGCCCACATGTCAGCCGGTGAATGGAAGATCCTAAATCACTTGTCCTGGATCACTGACCAGGTGCAGCCACTGATTGTGGCAGGGGGTGCACGGATACGGATCTCGATGCCACCTCGGCACGGCAAGTCGCTGTATTTCTCCAAGTGGTTACCGATCTGGTGGATGACTCTGCACCCAACAACCGCCAGGGTAATACTGGCCAGCTATGAGGCCACATTTGCAGCCAAGTGGGGCCGAAAGGTCAGAGACCACTTCAAGGATCGTGGACTGGTCAGAGGGGATTTGTCTGGGGCCAATGACTGGGAGCTGACCACTGGCGCCTCGATGCAGTCCAGTGGTGTTGGCGGTCCGCTTACCGGCTCAGGTGGCGACCTGTTGTTGGCAGACGACCTCCACAAAAATTGGGATGAGGCACACAGCCCTGCCAAGCTGGAGACCCTAAAGTTCTGGTGGGCGTCGACCTTTTGGACTCGTCGTGAGCCTGGGTGCTCTGTGGTGCTCATCGGCACCAGGTGGTCAAACAATGACATCTTCTCCTGGGTGGAAAAGGAGTATGCCCATGAGAACTGGCTGACCATCGAACTGCCAGCCATCGCAGAGGATGGTGACCAGATGGGAAGGGCTCCTGGTGAGGCGCTCTATCCTGAGCAATGGCCAGTCAGCGAGCTGCTCAAGATCAAGCAGTCTCCAGAAGCCGGACCAACAATCTGGTCAGCCATGTATCGGCAACGACCAGAGCAGCAGGGTGGCAACATCTGGAAGCGTGATTGGTTCAAGTACTGGTCGGTGATGCCGACCGACCTGACTCGATGGTGCCAGAGCTGGGATATGACCTTTCACGAGGGCGGGACAAGCTGGGTGTGTGGTCAGGTCTGGGCGTGCCGTGGCCCTGATAGATACCTCATCGACCAGGTAAGGGGGCGCTGGGACTTCGTAGAGACCAGAGCCCAGTTGTTGGCGCTTCGAAAGCGCTGGCCGCAGACCAAGAACAATATACTCATCGAGAAGGCTGCCAACGGCTACGCCGTGATGAGCAGCCTCAAGCAGAAGGTGGGTGGCATCATCCCAATCAGCGTGTCTGGGAATGGTAGTAAGATATCAAGAGCCTATGCAGTGCAGGGGCTGTTCTTTGGTGGCAACGTCTATGTGCCAGCACGGTCCACCAATGACTGGGTGCAGGGCTATGTGGATGAGTGCTCCACATTCCCCAATGGCACAGCCAACGACCAGGTGGACACTACCAGCCAGTCACTCCAATACCTGATGAGCCAGACCAAGTTCAGGATGGCAGCCATGACCGTGGACAAGGGGGCAAGATGAGGCGGATGAGCTTTGCGATGATCATCAGTCAATTTCTGGATGGGTCCAAGACCGAATTCAAGAAGGTCTGACGAACGGCTGACGAACGAAACACTACAGCAGCCAGGCCAATCGGTCTGGCTGTTCTGGTTTCAGGGGACTGATTATGAAGGCCAGGATCTACAAGCCTAAGAGAACGGCATACGGAGATCGCGATCCGGTCTGGGTCGAGGCGCTCAGGCGAACGTTTTGTGAGTGCGATGGCGAGTGTGGGCAGTTGCACTATGACCTGAGTATTGACCCTGACCCTATGGTCTGCCTTAGGCGTCCATTGGTTGGCCTTCTCGTTCTCGATGGAGACCTTCGCAACATCAGCAAGACCAACCTCAGGGCACTCTGCAAGGAGTGCCTCTCCGCTTTTAGGCCAGCCAAACAGGCTGAGCTGTTTCAGGGGGCCGACGATGAAGAGACATACTGAGCTATGTGCCAACTGCGCAAGACCAGCAGAGGGCAACTACAGCGTGCACAGGGACGGGTTCGGTGTAGGTCCTGAGGTGCCTCTGTGTGACTGGTGTGGTGGCTCTGCCGCCTCGATGCGACTTGATGAGATGTGGGCGCACTGGGCGCTGGCCGTGAACCGAAAGGCTGAGCGTCAGGCTGCAGAGCGACGAGAGCGACGAGAGCGAGAGCAGGAGGATTCCGGTCTGGTTCGGTGCTCACCTGACCCCGGCACGGTTCGGTGCTCAGGGTTTAACAGGAATGGTGAGCCATGTAGAAACAACACCACAAATCCTGCTGGGCTTTGCCGATACCACGAAGGGGGTTGACCCATGTCCTGTTTCCACAAGACCAGTGAGGATCACACCCTGCTGCTCATCGGAAAGGCAAGGCGGTGGCGGTGTAGTCAGTGCGGCAAGTGGGACTGTTGGGGACCAACGTGGTCATTCCACGGGGCTCTTGAATGCCCACTCTGCAGCAGGACCGTGGTTGAGCTGGTAGCATGCTCTGCTGAGTGCGCCAAGCTCTTGGACTTTGAGGGACGAGCTACCAATGAAGGAGCTA